ATCATAATTTTGGTCATGAAATAATTCTTTTAGTACCGTTGCCAATGCCCCAGTATTCTCGGTCATTAATTTTAAATATTCTGCTTTGTTGCCACTTTGTAAAATTGAATAGACGTGATTAATTTCTTTTTCTATTTTTTCTCTATTAGTATCTTTATAAGTCGAGAACTTACTAACCTCATAAGTTTGCCGTCCTGCAAATTCGGTCTTCTCGACCTCTTTTAATGGTTCTTGAATACTCATATCACTTGCTTTTAATTTTGAAGATGAATTCGTTTTAGTCGAGATGGTAGAGTATGAATAATAAATTGGTTCTCTAATTCCATAAGTATTAGATAAAAATAAATTATCTTGTTCAACCCATGTTCCAACACGTGTGAATTCTTTTTTAAAATTATCTAAAATTAAAACTCGACTATCGCATTTAAGATTAATTATTTCTTCGAGTGTTTTTAAAAAATCATCATTTTTAATTAATGAAATATCTCTATTAATTATTGGTGCGAAAAATTGCTTAACGAAAAAATAACTATCACTTCGGTTTTCGTTTTCTGCAACGTGTGGCAATTCGGGTGAATTATGCATAAATGCCATTTGATATTTATGTTCTTTATTTAAAACATTATAAGGGTGTGAATTATAAGCCGTCTTTTTTCCAACAGTACAGTATCTAAAATGAAGACCAATATTATCAGTTTTATTTCTATGCTTTTTAAAAAGTTTTCTAATATCTTTAAATGATTGAGGATATATTTTTTCTTGAATTACTTGACCGTCTAAAAGATACATCAACCCAAAACCATGAGGGTTATTTCTAAAAGCATTTTTTAAATACTTTTTTGTTATGTCTTTCGGTTTACCTTGTATGATAATACACATTTAAGACACCTTTTTTTATATTTTTAAAACTACCCATTAATGAGATTTATAAAGATTTAATTAAGATAAGCAATTAATTTGTGTCATTATTTCGAGATTATTTTTATAATAATACTTGCTTTAATATCGAGAATAGTCTAAAAAGTGTGACTTATTTATCACATATTTTGTGGTAAAAATGCAACAAAAAGGGTGGATATTATGGCAAAATATAACAATAATATTGATGTTATTAATCTTATTGGTGTCGAGTTATTTAAACTATTCGAAACTAAAAATTTAAGAAAATCTATTGAATTAATGAAATCAGTAAAATTGAATAAAATACAACGTAAAAAATTATATATTAAGTTCAATCAATTAATCAAAAATAAAGGTTTAAAATAATGCTCGGTTTTTTAAGGTTAAGTCTATTAATGTTATTTATGGGTTTACTACTGGTTATGTTGATCGGTGTTTTTTCTGATATACAAATTCTAGTAGTCTTCATAATTCTAATACTAATTCCACTTGCTATTAGTAAAGCCAGTTAAATTTCATTAGTCGAGAAAATGCCGTTTGGTTTCCCCTACGGTGTGGTGGAATATAACCCTTGTAGTTCTTTTTATTGGTAGTCTTTAAGGGTCGAGAAATACGGTGGTTCTGACTACCGTGAAAGTTCCTAGTCGTATCTAATCGTATCTATTCGTTTTCTTTAAGGGTGGAATAAAAAAACAGATACACCGTGTCAAAAACACAAGCCCAAAATAAATAAAAGTGTCCATTGTTAACAAGTATATATAGTCCTTGTTAAGTCCTCGACTTATAAAGTACGTAGTTCCTATAAAAATAATTGTCGATACACGTATGGGTTGTAACAACCTATGGGGGAATTTTGACAGTAGAGTAATTATAGATACCCATTTAAATTTTTGTAATAAAATTATTGTGGGGTGTCCACTCTCGCTTTCACCCCTATTCACTAGGAATCTCCAATGGGGGTCTAAAGGGGTACACTACTAGGGTCTAGTAGGGTTAACCCTTATACTACCCTTATAATAACCCTTAATAACACCTTAAGGTAACCAGTTGTTATCTTTAGGGCTCTTACCTAAAGCATTAGTCATAAATCTTTCTAGGTCTGTCTTTAGTAGTCGTTGTCTATGGTCGTCTAAAGCCCTGTCGCTATCTACCGACATCTGCTCTATCCAATACGCTACGGCTATAGATAAGGCATCTAAACGGTCATCATTCCTTAAACTACCCTTGTCTTTCGTTATACGGGTCATTTGATGGAATAACTGATAATTAGCGTCAGTAGTGTCAAAATCTTGTCTTATTAATTGTGGCGACACTATGAGCTTATGTTGGTTCATTACAGGTTCTAACGTATCTATAATCCTTAACTCTTTTTGCCTACTATGATTTACTTCTTCAATAGTCACAGGGTAATACCTACTAACTATTGGTTTTAATAATTGGGTAAACATTCCGTCCCCAAAGTTTCTCTCTACAATAATCTTATTTACTTCTGCGTTTCTAGCTTCTCTAGCTATTAGCTGCAAGTTTTCTTCAACGTACCCACCCGTTAACCCTGTACACGATTGTACATATAAATTACCACCTAACATCTTGACGATGGCAATCCCTAACTCATCTTTACCTCGACCACTAGGGTCAATCGACATTACTGATCCGTTGTAATCAGCAAAGTCTTCCGACTTAAACATTGGGCTATAGTATCTATCTCCTGTAAACCCAACACTAGGTAAATCTTCAATAGCGTATTCCTGACTTCCTGCCCATGCAATATTAACTGGAGCAAGTTTAGGATTAATATCCATAACGACAAGATCGGATAATTTTAGTGGGTATCGATCTTTATCGGAAAGCGTAGTATCTAACATGAACTGTAAACTAAACCCTGAACGTCCATAAGACGCTTCTCGTTCCTTTAAGTCTATGTCTGTAAACCTTTTAGGGTCTACGGGTTCTCCTTCTGTTATTTTACTATTAACAATAAAAGGAGCTAACTTGCCTTCGTATTTCTTGTTGTCTTTTGCTAACGGCTTTCTAGCCGTCCATATTCTAGTTGTATAACCTCTGCTGCCTAAATCATTATACATACTCATTTCAGATTGAGGTGTACCTAGAAATAAAATCTTACCGTCTGGCGATAAGACAGCTTCAAATTCTTTAATGTTGTCTGACAGCTTGTCCCTCATACTTTGAGTTAAACTGTTGTTTAAACTTTCGCAGTCGTCACTAATAATATAATTAGCTCTTGACCCTGTAAGTTGTCCTGTAATCCCTACTGACTTAACTGAAGGTGCATGAGATGCTTTTGCTAAAGCAACATCAAAGGAAACATTTGAACCTCTTTGATTATCTTTAGGGGTTAAGTGTTGTAGTATTTCCATTTCACCAATTAGTCGTTTAGTAAATGTACTAAAGTCATCAGCTCTATTCTTTGAAGCTGATACTACTAGAAATTTTAAGTCTGGATTATTTAATAACTTCCAACAGACAAATGCTGAACATATCCAAGATTTGCCCACACCCCTAAAGGCTTGAATTACAGCTCGTTTAGGTGCGTGTTGTATAAAATTTGCCATATCATACTGCACAGGAGTAGGGTCTGGTAAATTTAAATGTTTCCAACATAGGAATAAAAAGTTCCTAAAGTCGTCTTTAATTGGGTGCATATTGCTCCATAGAGCCACGTAGACAGCTTTTGTTAATTAATTTGATCGTCCATAGCCGACTTTAATTCTTCCTCTGAAAATGGCAACTGATTAGCTAGTTTAGCTAACGGACTTTCGACAACAGGCACAGCATCAACATTATTATCTTTTAAAAATTGACGTGCTACGTTTAGGTCTGCTGACTTACATTCAGGGTCGGTTACTCGTTCTAGCAGTTTAGTAGCCAGTAGAGTATGTAACTCGTTTAGTGTATCTTCTTTTTTTGACATTATCTGTTTCTTTCTCGTCTTCTACAAATCGGACACATGTTGTCCAACCATTGATGAAATCTATGAAACATAGCTTCATACCAATTTATTAATCTTCTCATATTTATCTCCCTTTTAGTTTAGAACCATTCTAATTAACAATCCCATTTTCGAAGTGATTTAGATAATCTATCGTCACCTGTATTGTTACTTGGTTTTTGTCGTTTTCTCATTCCACGCATACGTGCACAAAAGCTCTTACGTCTTGATGATTTTTTATCTGTTGTAGGTGCTTTTAAATTGTGCCCTTTGCTTTTATAATAATCTCTACCCTTTTGATTTAAACCACCGTCAGGATTTTGATGTGCTTTAAGTGTCATGTTATTTTAATATTAATTTTTTAATTGATTTCTCACCCATGTATATTTCTGTTTCTGCTTCAGACTTAATACATTGGTATTCTACATTGGCATTATAAACTCTATTAGCAATTCTTTTGCCTTTTAAACAATCAGACATAGTATCTTGTATTCTATGTTCTTTAATTTCACCATTAACAATCATTAATAATGCAATAACCATTTCAGTCATTAGTGAGCTCCATTACCGTTAGCTCTTACTTTATCTTTAAGATGTTCAATATCTTCTAATGCTTTATCTAATTGTGTTTTAAGAAATTCTATATTAACTTTATTAGTCATATTCATTTCTTGAGTA